CCCTGCGCGGCAGCCTGCTCGAGCCCGTCAATGATCTGGCGCGCGGCGGGGCCTTGTTCGATGATCTGTTTCGCGCCGGCGGCGGCGGTGAAATGGTCGCCGATCTGCTTCCGCAAATCCTTGTCGCCGATCATGGGGGCGAGTTCGGCCAGAGCCGCGAGCTCATCAGGAGTCGCCTCGCGACCTGCGTCATTCGCGGCCTTGATCTTCGCGAACACATCGCGCGCGCCGTCGTCGTAGACTTTCTGCACGCTGCGAACGGCCGTCGAATAGGCCTCGCGCACCGAGGGATCGACTGCGGTGCCGCCGCCGGCTTTCCTGTCGGCCCATGCTTTGATGTCGCCAACGGTCATCCCGCGAAGAAACTGGTTCGCGGCCACAGCCTGCGATCCAAGGATACCTTCGACGCTGGCGCTATCGGGCGCTTCGAGCAGACCGGCGGCTCCGTTGGCGCCCGCGAAGTGAGCCAGGTATCGCGTGCCGTTGGTGACGGGCAATCCGCGAGAGCGAAGCACGGCCTCATTCTGTTCGGTGAATGCCCGGATCGCCCGCTCTTGCTGCGCGGGATCGAGGCGGCCGTCTTGGCCGCCGCCTACAGGGGTCAAGCCAAGGTCAGGCTGACTCTGCGCGAGCTTGTTCCATGTTCCGGCGAGGAACTGAAAGCGCCCCACAGCAGATGACGACCCTGCACGCGCAGTATCGTCGCCTCCGGATTCCGCCGCACGGATCGAGGCGTAATAGTCGCCGCCGCCTGCCCCCATGCTCGATGCCTCGTCGCCGCGCGCCTGGGCGGCCAGTTCCTCACGAAGCTCCTGAACGGCCTCTGCGCGCTGCGTCGGCGCTCCGTAGTCCATCAGGATTTTGTAGGTCGCCGTAGTGCGCTCCGCGGTGAGCCGCGCCGCCAGACCGTATTGCCTCATCCGGCGAGCGTCGGCGATAAGCCCCGACACGCTGCCGTCGTCGGGCTCGATCTCGCCGTTCTGAAGCGATGTGACCGTTCCATCGATCCGCTGTTTCAGATCGGCGACGTCAGCGGACCGGACGACCGCCGACCCCTGAATCGATTGGATGATGCGGTTCCGATACTTGATCTTCTCCTCTGTCGAAAGCGACAGCTCCTTGCTGTCGAGAAGGCTTTCGACATTGCGAACCGTGCCGGCAAGATCGCCGCTTGCGTTGAACTGCCGCTTGGCGTCGCCAGAAATCACGGCGATGTCGGAGTCCCGAAACCGCTGGCGCATCGACTCCTCGGCGGCCTCGCGCGTCATGTTGAAGCGCGGATCGGACATCATCGTTTCGAGGATCGTCTGGCGCTTCGCCCAGGCGTCGCGATATTCCTGCGTGTTTACGCCGCCATCCTCAGCAAGCTTTGTCAGATCGCGGTCGGCCTGAACAAGCCCAACATCGAAGCGCTGCTTGTCTCGCGCAGTGTCGCTCGTGAAGCGCTCATTGATCGCGCTTGCCGTGTTGCTCGCGATCTTGGCGTCAAGCTGACGGCGCAGCGGATCGCGCATCGCGGGGCTTTGCTTCGACAGTAAGCGATCGCGATAGGCCTCGGCGGCGGTCCGAAATGCGTCCGGATCGTTGACGTGCTGCTTCCGGAGCTCGGCGATGGCGACCGTCGACGCATTGTCGATCTCTGTCGCGCCAGCCATTTCCACCGTCTTGTTGAACACCCGGCCATAGGCGCCGGAGTAGAGCGGTACGGTCTGGAATGATGGATCGCCGTCCGCGTCGCGGGTCACAGCCTTCTTGGCGTCGGCCTCGGCCTGAACGACCGACGCATCGGTGACGCCTTCCGCGAACGTGTCCAAGGAGCGCTGAAGCTGGCGATAAGGTGCCGCGAGTTCGCCTTCGCTGATGCGCTGCCTCGGCTCCTCGATCGTGACGAAGCGACGCGGGATCGTGGGGAGTTTGACCATCGCTACTTCCTCAGTCCCGAACTCAGTCCCGAATAGGTTTTCAGGCCAGCCCCGACCGCATCAAATGCGCCGCTCACCAGCGACATGCGCGCGGAACGGCGCTTCGCTTCCGCCGCGCGCTCAGCCTCCCGCGCATCGGCCTCCTGATTGGCGCGCATCGTCTTGATGTTGCGCTCCGCATAGGTGCGTTCGCGACCTTCGATTGCGTCCTGCGTCGGGCTGTCCATGGAGACGCCAGCAGCGGCGCGCGCGGCGCGCAGCGTGCCAAGCGTCGTCATCATCTCCTCGCGAAGCCGGGTATCGGTTTCGTCCGCCTTGGCGCGCGCATAGACCGCCGCCGTCTTCAGCCGGCCCGCTTCCTGATTCGCGGCGTCAGCCGCGCCGAACGCGGATATTCCCGCGCCGACAACCTGAGCACCGGCTGCGAGTGCTGGCGCAAATGCCATCAGCGCGCTCCTAAATCTCGACTTCGGGGGAAAATTCGATCAGCGAGAGCCTGCCAACCGTCGTTTGCCGGATCAGAACGAAAGGATCGAACCCGCTCATGGTGTGCCGGAATCTGTGCTCCTCAAGCCGTAGCGGGGCCTCGACGGTCTGGTTATCGCGGAGCTGATGCGCGGCGCGCTGCTGTAACCTTCCGGTTCCATCCTCGATCTCGAACCCGCAGTTCCGCTGCATCGTCCATGCCGAGCGTGCGAGACGGCGGCGGCGATGGCGCTGCTTCCGAGATGGGCCGGGATCGGCATGCCAGACGAAGGGGCCGACCTCGTTCGAAAAGAACGTGCCGACGCGCCAGCCTGAACCGGAAATGTCGTCACCCTCGATCGTCACCAATGAGCCAAGCGCATTGACGCGACGGTCGCCCCAGTCCCGCGCGCCGCGGCGCAGCCGCACCATCGCGCCCGCGAACATCCACAACGGTCCCGCCCCGCCAGGTTTCCCCGCGTTGAGCGCATCGGTCGCCGAAACGGGATCGACCTCGACGTCGGTCAACGCCGATGCCGAAAATTCCTCGGTGTAAAGCCGCTCCACACCAACGATGACGGCGCGAGAATTCAGCAGAGCGCCCGTCGTCCGCGATGATACCCATGTCGCGCCGGCGACACTGTCCCACTGAAACCAACCGACATTCTCCTCGACGGGGTCGAACCGCCCGCAGATCACGGTTCCATCCGCCATCACGGCATAAGCAAGTTGGTCGGGGTTGTCGGCCTGCCCGGTCTGATAGGCGAGCGCGACAGGATCGTTGACGAGATCGCGGCAACGCGGCGTCAGCTCTCGCACGATATAAGGCCGCGTCGTCTGCCCGGTCTGCACGACGGCCCAGACCCCGATAGAGCCGCTGTCCACGAAGAGCACTGCGTCGCCCGTGGTCTGGCAGCGCACCGTCGGATGCACGCCAACTTCGGCGATCGGGCGGAACTCCACGGACCCGCTCACCAAGGGGTTGTCGGCTGAAACCGGAATATAGAAAACGCCCGCATCGGTCAGAACGAAGATATCCGGCCCCGGCGCGACATCGACAACGCGCGGCTGCCCCCTGATCCGCTCGAAGATGCTGCCGTCAGGGTCGCCGGTGACGCCGAAATCGCCGCCCGCATTGATTGACGACCACGCGATAGCATCCGGAAAAGACGGAATCTGGCAGAACGCGACACGGGCGAGATCGGCGGTCACCGACGCCGGCCAGCCCCTGAGATCGGAGATCGCGGGTTCATCCCAATTCGTCAGAGGATCAGGCGCCGATTGCAGCGACGGCGACTGCACCGTGCAGCGTCCGCGCGGACCGATGATCTCATCGCTGATGAAAGTGATCGCGCCAGCGGCGACGACAACATGAATGTTTGAGGTGGAGATGACCTGAGACACCGTGCATTCGACGGAGTTCGTCTTGAAATTGCAGACGTCGCCTTCCTTGAAGCCGGTGAAGGTCTGCCCCGCCCCGCTGGCCGTCAGCGAATAGGTGCGCGGCAAATCCTCAATTACGGTCACGGTCACGTTCTGCGCGTCCGTGTACCCGGTGATCAGCATCTCGTAGCCGTAATACCGGATGCGCTGGTTCTGGTGGCCCGGCAGAAAAACAGCCGCCGACGCCGTGAGTGTGACCCCAGACCCGGTGTACGCGGCAGGCTGGATCGCGACGCCGCGCGGCGCGATGCGGATATAGGGCTGCAACAACTGCCCGCGCTGGCCAGTTTCAAAGGCGAAGTCGGCGATGCTCCATCCCGCCGGCGCGCCGACCGCATCGACTACCTTCGTCTTCATCCCAGCCATGCAGATGATAATCTGATCGCCGAACAGGTCCCAGCGCAGCGCGAAGCATTGCGCCGCGTTCCAGGGCTGGCCGGCGAACGTCTTCAGCGCGACAGCCGATGTCCGGTCCCGCACGATGAGCGATCCGGCGCGGAAGGCGAGGATATAGCGAGACCCGCTCGCCATTTTGATGTCGTCGGAGCGAATGTCCCCGACCGACAGAAGCTTCCTGCCCATGCGCGTTTCTGCGGCGCCCGTGGGCGACGGCAGGCAGTTCCGCGCGCGGCGAACCGACGATCGCGCTAGCTTTGAATCGTCACGCCGCAACGCGACGACGTCGATCTGACCGCCGCTGAAATCAACCTGCGCCTCAATATTGCGGGGCTTCAACGCAGCCTCCGCCGGCCGCGGCGGGCTTCAGCGACACGGCCGCGCCAGATGTCCTTCGCCGGCTGCTCCTGATCGTTACGGGCGCGAGCCTCCGCGATCGTGAGGTTGGCCTTGGACTCCATGTCGAGGCCGCGCTGCAAATCCTCCTGAAGCCCGCTGATCAGCGCCGCCATCACCAGCTCGACCATGCCGCGCACGAACAGATGAGAGGCTTCATCGGGGCCGACAACGACGACATATTCAGCCGTCACCCCGGCCTCGGGCGCGATATCGCAGCAGAACTTGCCGTCTATGACGCGATAGCGTTCGACCCTGACGCCGCCGCACCACAGCGAGAGGACGTGAACAGCGCCAGGCGGCCGGAGGTAGGCGTAAGCGAAATCCTGCGCCGGATTAGACGTCGCGGAGGCCAGTGCTACAGTGCGCGTGCTGAAGTTCCAGCTATGCTTCTGGATCAGGACCGGCAGTTCGAGATCGAATTTGGCGGAGCCGACATCCCATTCTGCAGAACCATCATCCTCGACCGGCGGCCAGTTTTCGCCGCACAGCTTGCAAGCCGTCTGGATGATATCGAGCTTGGTGAAGGACGTGGGCATGGCGCGATTTCTGCGCGCGCCCCTGCCAGCAGCAACGCACCGAAGCAGAACGCCCGCCGGTGGTTGGCCGGCGGGCGCCTTCTGAGTGACGTCGAGGACGGGAGACGTCAGGACAGGACGGGAACTGCTCGACCGCGATAGGCGACCGTGTATGGGATCACGATGTTGTTCGTGATGTCGGCGGAGAAGACAGCGTAGACGCGGAGGCCGGCCTCGGCGCTCACTCCGCCCGCGACCAGCCGCGCCATGCGGTTCGCAGCGTTCGTGCCAGACAGGGCGGCTTCGGCATAGGCTTCCCGTCGCCAGTTCGTGGCGTCAACTTTGCGGCCAAGAGCGAGCTGGATCGTGATCGAGGTTTCGATAGCCGCGAAGCCCGTCGTCGCTTTGGCGAGATCGAGCCAGATTTCGACATCGCGCAGCGGGCAGTTCGCAACCGGAGCCACGTTGAGGATCGCGAACGCTGACGTTTCTGTCTGGGAGGCGTCAACGATCGTGATCTCGCCTTTCAGGAAGCTGAGCTCGCTGAAATCGTTTGAGACCGCGAGAGAGGGCTGATTGATCCAGGCCGGCATCACGCATCCCCTTCGGATTCAGCGGCGCGACGGGCGACTTCCTTTTCGATGAAGCCGCGCGCCTGCGTCGCGTTGTTGTTCTTCGGCGCGCCAAGGGCGCGAGACAGCTTCACGATGTCGTCCGAAGGCAGGTCTTCCCAGCCCTCAGGGATATCGGCGTCCTGCGCCGCGGGCCTCGCATCGCTGATCGTCATGCGACGATCGTCGGCGGGACCTTTGCCGTCGCGGCGGTCCACGGCGGCGCGCGCAGCGGCGTCAAGCGGCCTCCAGTTCTTTCCGGGAGGCAGGTCGGAATCGAACGTCTCGCCCGGCTCGATGAGGCGCCGCCCGATAAACAGAGCGGCCTTGGCGGAATACTTCGCCATCAGTTCACTCCGCTCTTCGAAGCGCCCTGGTAGTGCCGGCTGTCGTAGCGGTTGTTGGACAGCCACGCCGAAATCTTGCCGGAGGTGAAGTTCTCGGTCCCCACCGTGAAGCGGACACCGAGATACCGCTCGTAGGCGGACGCCGGGATGGCGATGCCGGGAACGGCCCAATAGCCGCCGACCAACTTCGCTTCCGCGATCGAGCCCGAACTCCAATGCTCGGTCGGCGTGCCGAGACCGGAATTGTCGTCGCTTTCGAGCGTGATCGTGAGCGTCGCCGCCTTGCCTGTGCTCGCGAGCTGCGTCGCCACAAGCACATGCAGATAGAGCGGTTCGCCTGCTCCGATGTCGCGGATCAGGTTGGCGCCCGGGCCGCCCACGGCGCCCGCGCCGAGCGCGCCGGGCGTCGGCAGAAGATCGATCACGTCGGGAGCCAGCGCGGTGGCGGTGAGGGCCTGTTCCCAGGCGAAAGTGTTCTGCTTGTCGATCAGCATCGGTTCAGCCTTTTCGTTCTCAGACCACGCGCGCTTCGTCGACGTTCATCTGATCAAGCTTCTTGATCGGAATGCCATCGAACATCGTCTTCGGCTTGCCTTCTTCGCCGCCGACGTAAAGATTGACGTTGGTCTGCTTCATCGCCTGGATGCGCAGCATCGTCGAAACGACTCGTGGCACATAGAAGACATGGCGGGCGCCGATCGCTCCCGGCGGGAGCTTGTCGACGGCGGCGATCATCAGTTCAAGGATCGCCGGCGCGCCGGCCTGTGCGACCAGCATCGACTTGTCGATGTTGGCGATGCGCACATTGCCTCGCCAGTCCTGCACCACAAGACCGCCCTGCTGCTTGAAGATTTCCTCGTACATGGAGAGGCGGCGCGGCGGCGTGTCGGCGGTCGTCACCTGCTGGACGCCGAGGTCGCGGCGCTCAAGACCGGCTTTCGACCCCTTCGGATAGATCATGTAGGTGAAACGCGGATGCCACGTCACCAGCAGGATCGAGGCGTTGTCGGACCCCGTTCCGCCTGCATCGACGATGTTCTCGCCCGACGGGTCGGTCAGCGAGGAATAGCGCGGCAGGATGCCGTTGAACTTCGCCGGAGACGCCGAAACATCGCCATAGAGCGACGTCTGCGTGAAGGACTGCGAGAACCCTTCGAGGATGCCGGCGGCCTCAAGCAGGCGGATTCGGGCCGGGTTGCCGCTGTGATTGACGAGGTCTTCGTCAACCTGGGAGCGGTTCTCCGCCATTCCGATCGGCTCGTCGACCTGGGCATAAGTCGACTTGGTGGCGGGGACGCCTTCATAGTAGCGCTTCCACGTCGGCAGCGGGATGCCGGTGCGGATCGACACGCGATGATAGGTGCCGCCGTTGGCTTCGACGTAAGTCGCGTCTTCCAGCATCGGATTGGACTGCGTCAGCATCTCGCCGACGTCAGTCACGATGCCGCCGTTCGGCTCCATCAACTTCGTGATGTCTGCCAGCGTGGGGTTGAGGGAGGCGATCACGGACATTTAGGCGGCCTTTCCGTACCAGCGGTCTTCCATTGTCTGCGGCTGCGCGACCTGCTCGCGACCGCTGCCGCTCACGGCCGGACCGCCGCTTGCGAGTTTGGTGATGAGTTTTTCGAAGGCGGTGATGACTTCGGACGAGCCGATGTCATGCGCGATGATTTTCGCGACCTTCTTCGCGGCGTCGTCATTGCCGAAATGAACGGACAGGGCGTCCTCGACAGCCTTGATCCGAACATCCTTGGTCGGCCCGAGCTTTTCGAGATCGGCCGCGATGAGGCGATCCTGTTCCGCAGCGCGCGTTGTCGCGGCCTGATGCTGCTGAAGCTGGAGCGCCGCATATTCGCCGACGATGCCGTCAAGTTCGGACTGCGTGAGCTTCTGCGTCGCCGCAAACTTCCGCGCGAACCCGAACATCGGGTCGGCCTCGTCGATATTGAATGTGAGCCCCTGAGGAACCTGAAAGGTGGCGGGCAACTGGATTTTGTATTTGTCGGCGGACTCCGGAACGGCCTTCGCGCGCTCAGCCTCCGCCGTCGCGCGAGTCGTCACATCCTTGACGATCTCATCGTGGAGAACGCCTTTTTCGGCGTTCCAGAATTTCTCAGGCAACCCCTCGGGGCGAACTGGCGCGCCCGATCCTGCGGGCTGCGCGGGTGGCGAGCCACCGGCTTGGCTTGCCGGCGCCGGGGTCGTCGGATTGTTCGGCGCTTCCGTCATGCGGTTCCTCGCGCTCTGCCAACATCAGCAGATGCCGCGCGAAACTGCGCGCTCCCTCGGAACGGCTCAACGCACCATGCGACAGGTCGCCCGTCTCCACCCTTTCGAGACGCGCGAGAAGCACCTCGCGGGCCTGCTCCCAATCGGCGGTTTGCGCCAGTTTTCGCCACGCTTCTTCAGGCGTCATGCCGGCGCTCCGCCGCCATTGAGGAGGCCGGGCGATGGCTCGACGCCAGGCACGGCTCCCTTGACCAGCGGCGCGATCAGATCAGCGGCCTGCTGGAATTGCTCCTGCGGCCGCATCGCGATGACGTTTTTCACGCCAAGTTTGGCGCGGAGATTTTCCAGCGTTGTCGCGCCATCCACGGCGACCTTGAACTCTTCGGGGAAAGCCTGCCCGCCGATCTCGCAGAACCGGGATGCGTTGGCGACTTCCTGCATGTCGGCGGCGCGGGTCGCCGGGTTCACCGCGGAAATGATGACGTTCTGTCCTTTGGCCTGAAGAGGCCTGATGACGCCGCGCTGCTTCAGGATGTGCCGGAACCGGAGATAGATCGCGCGCGGCACCTCGTGCCAGAACACTTCGCCCGGCACGCCGAAGCGTCGCTGGCCAAGCTCCATCTCAGACATCCACTGCGTCGCCGTCGGCGGGGTGTCGGCGCGCTGTTCAGGCTTGTCGACATAGTGAAGCCGTTTCACCCGGCGTTCGAACTCATCGAGCTGGAAATAGCCCTGATCCATCCCCTTGATCTCGAACAGGGGCTTCACATCCTTGGCGCTGTCGGGCTCGACCGCGTAGAACTTGCGGGATTCGACGCCGTTCTCCACGTTCATGAACGTCTCGTTCGGCCATGTCATCGGCGGGTTGACCGCCATGTCGACGTTCTCGACCAGCAGGCCGGCGAGCTCATCGATGCTGCGCAGCTCGGGCAGGGATTTCAGCGTCGGCCCGTTTCCGAACGCCCATTCCGGCGACGCGCCGAACCGGCCGATGATGAAGGAACAGCTCCCCTCGCCAGTTACGGTCCCGGTATCGATGAGATCGGAATCGATCATGACGACCCAGGTCCAGGTTTCGTCATCCCGGGACCAGTCCCGCCACCAGCCCCATTTCACCGAGCAATCGATCTTGGGCTCTTTCGCGATCTTGTCGCGCCATTTCTGGGCGTTCTCACCCTTGGCCGTGCGCAGGGACGGCACCAGCCCATAGAGCCGCCGCGCCTTCGTGGAGCGCTCCCACCAGCGATCGTCAACAGAACCGTCGGGGCCGATGGAGCCATAGATTTCGGTCAGCGGCGCTCCCAGAACGCGGATCGAATTCAGCGGGCCGGGATCGATATGCAGCGCGACCGTCCCGATGCCCGCATCGGGGGTGAACGTTTTCGACAGTTCGGCGCGAAGGTTCGACGCATTGATGGCGTCGAAGATGGTGTCGTCGTCCTGCTCGATGCGATTGGCGAGATCGGAGAGCTCGGCCTCCTCCATCGTGGGGAGCGCTGCGCTGACCTGAGATTTGGCCCACTGCTCGGATTTCGGGAAGAAGGTCGAGATCAGCATGGTGCTGAAATCTTCGTTGGCCTCGATTCCGATTGAGGTCATCAACTCGAATTGGTCGCCTGGCCTCGATTCCGAACCCTTCGACGCGCTCTCCATCTGGCGCTTCCGCGTCGGCGCCGTGAAGTGATAGGCCTCCTCGAAGTCGGCGCGGAACATCGCCTTGTGCTGCTTTGCGTCCTCGAACCGCTCGCAGCCTTCCTTTTCGAGATCGGAATCAGTCGCCACAGCAGATCACGACGTCGTCGGAGCGACGCCGGAAAGTCCACGGCCAGCGGCGCCGAAGCGGCGCGCGCGCAACGTGGTCACATCCTGAAGGTCTTCCTGCATGGTCTTGACGCGCTCTTCCGACGCCTGCTTGGCGCGCAGTTCTGCGTCAGGGTCGGCCTTCGGTTTCGGCATCATTGGGAACGATCTCGGCGCCTTCGGCCACGAGATCGCGCCAGAGCCCACCCGGCAGCAACGCACCGGATGACGATCCCACCATCGCGGCGATCGCCGGCACACACCAGAACGAGGGCAGCCGACGCACCGGCCCTCGCCTCGCCTCGACACGGAGGACGCCGCCGTCGCCGACGATGCGGTCGAGAAAATTTCCGGCTTCCTCGCGGCGCTGGACATCGACCTGGAAGCCGCAAAGCATGGGGTCGATCGCGATCCAGCACCGCGCATCGGGGAAATATCCGATGGCGAGGACATGCTTCCATGGCCCCGGAACGATGCGATCGAGCCATCGCAGCGTCGACGACCGCCGAAACACGACATACCAGAACGCGGGGCCGCCCAGCGCGGGCTGGAACTTCACGCCGCCCTCCTCAGCGAGCGGCGGCGTCCCGCCTTGCTCACCATGGGGCGGTCACGGTCCGGCGCCGCGCGGCCGGCCATGGTGTAGCCTTCGCCGGAGCCCAGAACCCAATACTGCAAGGCGTCGGGCAGATCAGCCCATTGGTCCTTCTTCGGTTCACGAGAAGAGGCGTCGGGCTTCTTCTCGATCACATATTTGCCGGCGAGACAGGCTTTCAGGCGACGGCATGTCGACGAAACCACTAGGGCTTCGACGCCGCCGGGAGCACGCTCAAGCAGGTTGTCGACGGCGCGCAACCGCTCCGGAATGCTGTTCTGCTTCACCGGCGCCGGCCGCACCGTGATCCCGTGGGCTCGGAAAATCTCGTAGGACGACAGTTCGGATTGCTGCCCCTTATCGCGCCCCTTCGGATCGCCGAAGAACAGGAAGTCTTCCGGCCGATGGTTTGGGAACACGCGCGCCATTTCGTTCTTCACCATCGGCGCAAAGGTCTGCGTCGACACATCGAACGCCTGCAATTCGTGCTGGATCAGCGCGCGGCCGTTCAAGGTCTGCCCGAAGACAGCCGCCGGGTTGCGACCGAAGTCGAGGCCAACGATGACCTTGTGACCCGACACCGGCCGCAACGGTTCGCGGCTGACATGCCGCTCGACCCGGAACTGCGGGAAAACCGGGGAGCCGTCGGCATAGATCGTGATCCGGTTCATCAGCCTGGAATCGATCCACGCCTTCGTCTTCCCGGCCACTTTCTCAAGGTAGAAGTGAAGCGATGAGCCATCGGGCCGCCGGATCACAGGCAGCCACTTCATGTTCTCGGCAACCGGATTGATGCGATAGCCGCGAACGCCGCCGCGCTCGCTCAGAATCTCCAGTAACGCCGGCGGCTGCATCCAGAACTTCCAGTCCCGCGGCCAGCGATGAGAGGCGATCTCGTCAGGCCCCCAATGATCGGGGAACGGCGTCTGCCCCGTCATCAGCGCGATCCAGTTCGTTTCATCGTCCGGGGCGTTCATGTCGGCGATGATGCCGCTCCACGTCGGCCCGCCGTCGGCAACCGCCGGATACCTCCCGGCGCGGCCGTGGGCCTGATCGAACATGACCCGCGACGCGTATTGGACCTCGTTGAAATAGAAACCCGTGAACTGCGTCGATTTAAGCTTCTTCACGTCCTCATCCCGATCCAGCGCGAGAAAGATCACCTCGCATGAAACATCACCGACGCGGATATGATGCTCGAACGGCTTCGCCCATCGAAATGGCCCATACAGCCGTTCGGGAAATTCCTCGTTCCAGTCCCTGACCACGGACTGTTCGAGATCAGGATAGGTCTGCCTGATCACGCCCCAGCGCGTCTTCCGCAGCCCATCGATCGGCGACGGGGCCTGTTCGCACGCGGTCTGCCACAACCGCATCCGCGCCGCCTTCGACTTCCCCGATCCTTCACAGCCCTGGATGATCGCGACAGACGATCGGTCCATCACGAACTCCGTCAGGCAACGACCGTCAGGCTCATAGACGATCTGGTCGCGCTCGATCCTGACCCGAGGCGCTTCGACGACATCGGTCATCGGCGCCTGAACCCGCGGGTTTCATCATAGGCCGCCGCCAAGCCCAGAAAGACGCACTGCATCGCGTAGGCTTCGAACTCAGGAGATGGCGCGCTTTCTCCGATATGCGCCCTGATTTCCTGCCAGACATGCGCGGCTTCATGGACAAGCAACGCCATGACCTCAAGCCAGGTATGCGTTTTCGCGGCGGCCTCAGCGATCGTGACAATGACGCAGAGTTTCCCGTCGCTCTCCAGCACCGTCGCGCGGCCCGCCGTGGTTGGATAAGGATCAGCGGCGCCAAGCCGCTTCATTTCACGCTTCCAAGCCGCCTCAGACGGACAGAAACCGAAGTAGACCGGCTGCCAGCCGCGCTCGCACCAGATCACCTTGTTCAAACCGATGCCCCCAAACTTTTCCGGACCAAAAAAAATCCAGGCCCGCCCCAAAGCGTTTTCAGGGAAATCGTGTGGGGGGCGTACGAGCTACACAAACCGCGCCCGTTTTTTCCGGGCGGGGGGCCGAGGCCGCGCGCGGCTGACGCGATGGTCGTCGCCGAAGCGACGCGGTGCGGGCTGCGGGCTGGGGGCAAGCGCATCATGCTTCGCCTTCGCCCGTGCCATCGATCCACACGACGTCGTTGAGAGCCACACTTAACTGATCATTAACGTCGTCTCCCTGTTCGATCAAAGGCTTAGCATCAATGGTTTCACCAACGCGCTGTGAAACGCCCTGCGGAACGCCGTTGTTGACCGTGACTCGGACGATGAAGCCGGGCTTGAGATTGCGGTCGCCGCCTCCCGCGCGCGCAACCTCATCATCAATCTGTTCGAGCACCTTGATAGCCGAGACCGCTGCGGCCTTGTTATCGTTCTGATCTCGCAGCTCAGT